GCGTGAGGCTGTGCTGCTGCGAGATGGCTACGCCTGCCGCGACTGCGGGCGGGTGTGCGGGCAGAAGCGTGAGGCCCACGCGGATCACATCGTGCCGGTCAAGGTGCGTCCCGACCTTCGCTACGAGGTGGACAACGGGCAGTGCCTGTGTGCCTCGTGCCACAGCCGCAAAACGAACCTTTACGGGTGAACGTGGACTTTTTGACACGCCCTGTAGCGTCAAGGAGCCCATATATATAGAGGGCACCCCCTAGGGGGGGGTGCCGCCAAAACCGCCAACGAGCAAAACCAGAAGTACTGCCTCCCCAGCGCCGCCGGGGGTTTTCGGCCCCCCCCTCTACGAGCCCCAAATCTGCGTTCTCCGGCCCGTTTTCCTCCACCAATAGTTGCCTTACATGAACATCCGAAACCGCGTCAAATCGCTCCGTATGGTGCCTGCGAGCGACCTCAAGCCCAACCCGAAGAACTGGCGAACCCACCCGAAGGCCCAGCAGGACGCCCTCCGGGGTGTTCTGGCCGAGGTCGGCCTTGCCGACGCCTGCCTCGCCCGCGAGTTGCCCGACGGCTCGCTCATGCTCATCGACGGTCACCTTCGAGCCGAGACTCTTGGAGACGGCGAGGTGCCGGTGCTGATCCTCGACGTAAACGAGGCCGAGGCCGACAAACTGCTTGCCACACTCGACCCGCTGGCGGCGATGGCAGAGAAGGACGCCGAGCAGTTGGCGTCGCTGCTCGGGACGCTCAAGGAACAGGATGACACGCTCGCGGCGTTGGTCTGGCCCGACTACATCATCGACCCGCTGCTGTCGGCCGATTGGACGCCTCCCGAACCGGGCGAGATGCCGACGAAGGAGCAAAAGTCAGAGCAGGACGTTCTGCGGCTGACGGCCGAGCAACGAGAAACGATTGATGCTGCCATCGCCAAGTGCCGCGAGTTCAACGAGGACGATTCGTTGACCGACGCGCAGTGCATCGAGTTGGTCTGTCAGGAGTACCTCGACAAGTGAACGTGCGGCTCGCTTTTGGTTGCGGACCGCAGGCACAGTGGACAGGACTCACGCCATGCAAGTCAGGCTCGCGTTCGGCGGTAGGGACGCGGAGTGGCGTGGACTTACAGAGAGAGAGAGAGAGAGAGTGAGACTCGTTCACAACCCGTGCACGGCAGTCGGCATGTGCCTTGAGCGCATCCCGAAGGAGAAGGAACCGGCACTGCTGGTGTCTTTCGCCTATCTCAAAAACTGGCTCAAGAACAAGCATAGGTTTCACTACCGTGACTGGGTAATGGATTCCGGGGCATTCTCGGCCCACAACGCAGGAACAGAAATCAAACTGCAGGACTACATCGACACGTGCAAGCGACTCAAAGAAAACGACACAACGCTCGCTGAAATCTACTCGCTCGACGTGATTGCCGACTGGAAGGGTTCGCTCAAAAACTGCGAGGAGATGTGGGGGCAGGGCGTCGAAGCAATCCCCTGCTACCACGTTGGCGAACCGGAACACGTTCTCAAGACACTCGCCCGCGACTACCCGAAGATCGCACTCGGCGGTGCAGTTGGCTATCGAAAGAAGGACGAGTGGGCGCAGCAATGCTTTGCCCGCGTGTGGCCAAAGAAGATTCACGGCTTCGGCTTCGGTGCAGAGAAGTCGATCATGGGCCTTCCGTGGCACTCAGTGGACGCTACCAACTGGGAGATCGGCCCGTGCAAGTTTGGGCGGTGGGCGAGCATGGACGGGCAGCACCTCAACTGGCGAGGAGGAAAGCAGAACCTTCGCGCGGAGGTCGAGTGGTATCTGGCACTTGAGCAGCGTGCTAGACAGAAGTGGGCTGGCGCGATGAAGGCGGTCGAGTCCGAGGCGGAAAATACTCTGCGTCTCGCTGTAGTGACTCCCGACACGGTGTCACCGAGACAAGAGCAAGCGTTTGGGAAAACAAAATGAAAACCGTCTTGATCCTTTCCGGTGGCATGGATTCAGCAACCCTGCTCTACGACCTCGTCGCCCACGGCGATTCGGTCGAAGCCATCGGCGTCAACTACAAACAGCGGCACGGCAAAGAACTTGCCTGCGCGGAAACCCTGTGCAGCGGCCTCGGCGTGCGGTTCGACGTTCTTGACCTGTCGAGCCTATCGGGGTTTCTGACGGGCAGCAGCCAGAGCGACCCGAACGTGCCTGTGCCGTTTGGGAAGTACGACGAGCCGAGCATGAAACTGACCGTGGTGCCGAACCGCAATATGTTCATGCTGGCCGCTGCCGGTGCTGTTGCCATCGCCCGCAAGGCCGACCGGCTCGCCTACGGTGCCCACGCTGGCGACCACACGATCTACCCCGACTGCCGCCCTGAGTTTGTCGAAGTGATGGGCAAGGCGCTTGGGCTGTGCGACTGGCACACGCTCGCGTTGCACGCGCCGTACATCGACATGACGAAGGGCGACATCTGCAAGCGTGGAGTCGAGTTGCGGGTGCCGTACGAGAAGACGTGGACTTGCTACGTCGGCGGCGACGCGCCGTGCGGCCGGTGCGGCTCATGCACGGAACGTGCCGAGGCCTTTGAGTTCGCTGGCATCCCCGACCCGCTACTGAAGGCTGCATGACAATCACGAAGCATTTCAAGTTCTACGCGGCACACCGTAACGAGGAGATCGGCGGCAAGTGTGCGTCGATCCACGGACACCGCTACGGCGTTGCCGTGACTGTGGCCGAGGCCCGCAATGGCAGCATCACGATGCTGTTTGAGGACATCGAAAACCACGTCAAGCCGTTGCTCGACCGGCTCGACCACTCGCTACTCCTGCACGAGAGCGACCCCGCACGCGACACGCTGCTCGCTTCGGGTGCGTGCTGCCGCGTGTACGAAGTGCCGTTCCCCACGTCGGCCGAAAACATGGCCGAGCATCTTCTGTCCGAACTGCGGGCGACGGGTCTGAACGTCGTGGAACTAGCCCTGCAAGAGACCGACACCTCCATCGTCACGGTGAAACCATGAAGCACTACACGGTCAACGAGATTTTCTGGTCGCCGCAGGGCGAGGGCATGCGGGCGGGGCAGATGAGCGTTTTCATTCGCTTCACCGGATGCAATCTTCGCTGCCGCATGGAAACCGCTGATGACTCGCCGGGAGGCTTCGACTGCGACACAGAGTTCGTGTCGGGCAGAAAACTCTGCGCCGCCGAGGTCGTAGGCGAAGCCCGAGCCTTGGTCGGCAAGACGCAGGAGTGGTACGACTCGTGCCACAAGGCGTGGGTCGTTTTCAGCGGCGGCGAGCCTGCGCTGCAAGTTGACCGCGAACTGGTCGATGCCCTGCACTCCGCCGGGCTCCTTTGTGCCATCGAGACAAACGGCAGCAAGGACGTGAGCGGCCTCGGCCTCGATTGGATCACAGTCAGCCCGAAAGTCGCCGAGCACGCGGTGCGGCAACTCACCGCCGACGAAGTGAAGTACGTGCGGGGGCATGGGCAAGCCGTGCCGAAGCCAACGTGCAAGGCGACACACCAACTCATCAGTCCAGCCTTCGATGGCTGGACGCTCGACAAACGGGCGGTCGAATGGTGCCTGAATCTCATCAAGGAGAATCCAGAGTGGCGACTGTCGATGCAGCAGCACAAGGCGTGGCTCGTTCGCTAACCTGGCACGACGTGGCCCGAGGGGCCGAAGCCATTGCGGCGAGGAACCCGCAGGCGGTCGCGGTCTACGGCGTGCCGCGCGGTGGCATCCCGGTCGCGGCCTACACTGGCCTCCCGCTGATCGCACCGGTAGCGGGCGAGATCACGCTTGACGTGCTGGCAAACTACGACCGCGACACGCTACTCATCGTGGACGATCTTGCGGACAGCGGAGCAACGCTTGCTCCGTTCGCTGCCGAGGGGTATCGCGTCGATGCCCTGCTCCGCAAAACACACACGCCCGCCAATATCGCCCCGAACGCCGTCGAGGTGAGCGGTTGGGTGCAGTTCCCGTGGGAGCAAGAGCGCGGCCCCGAGGATGCGGTCGTGCGGCTGCTTGAGTGGATCGGCGAAAACCCGAGCCGCGAAGGGCTGCGAGACACGCCGAAGCGAGTTGTGAAAGCGTTCCGCGAAATGACTTCCGGGCTTGCGGTCGAGCCGCGGAGCGTGCTGGGTACGGTGTTCAATGAGACGAGCGACCAGATGGTTGTCGTTCGCGGCATTCGGTTCTCAAGCATGTGCGAACATCACCTCCTGCCGTTCACTGGCACCGCCGCAGTCGGCTATGTGCCAGATGGCCGCGTGATCGGCCTGTCGAAGATACCGCGACTCGTCGAGGTATTCGCCAAGCGTCCGCAAGTGCAGGAGCGGATGACGAATCAGATTGCCCAGGCGTTGATGGAACACCTCCGGCCGCGAGGTGTGGGCGTCGTAGTGAAGGCCCACCATTCGTGTATGGGGTGCCGGGGTGTTCGCCAGCCAGACGCTGAAATGATTACGAGTTGTGTGCTAGGTTGCATGAAAGAGGAAGCAGCCTCTCGCGCCGAACTGATGGAGTTCATCTGATGGGAAAACGCGGCCCCGCCCCCGAGCCTTCGATTCTGAAATACATTCGCGGCAACCCGTCCAAGGAGTCGCTGCCGTCTGACGAGCCGACGCCTGCCCTCATGCCGCAGGACTTCCCGTCGCCGAAGACGCTCGACGGCAAGAGCGTCGAGGTCTGGAAAGAAGCGGTGCAAACGCTCGCACGGATGCGAGTGCTGACCGAGGCCGACGTGCCGACGCTGACGCGGTACTGCATTGAGACGGTTCTGTACTTTGACTGCTATGAGAAGGTGAAGGTCGCAGGCGAGCAATACACGCACTGGGAGCCAGACCCGAACAGCACTGACGGGCGGCTGCGAATCAAGTACACGCAGGTTGCCCCGTGGGCCACGCAGATGCACCGGCATCACGCCGCGATGCTGCGGATCGAGCAGGAGTTCGGCATGACGCCGAGCAGCAGGTCACAGGTGTCAACGACGAATGGCAACGCAGATACAGACCCGGTTGCCGCCTACGCTGCGAAACGACGCCGCCCGTCAGGGGCTTGACTACTACTTCGACCCCGAGGCCGCGCGGCACGCCATCGGCTTCTTCGAGGAGTGGCTGCGGCACTCCAAGGGCAAGCACGCGGGCCAGCCGTTCACGCTTCTGGAGTGGCAGACGGTGATGATCGGCGAGTTGTTCGGCTGGAAGCGGCTGGCCGACAACACTCGCCGCTACCGCGTGGCGTACATCTCGACGGCGAAGAAGTCAGGCAAGTCCACGCTGCTTGCAGGCATCGGCCTCTATCTGCTCGTCATGGACGGCGAGAACGGAGCCGAAGTCTATGGCGCGGCTGCGGATCGTGAACAAGCCTCGGTGGTCTACCGTGAGGCCGCGAGCATGGTGCGAGCCTCGCCAAACCTTTCCCGCGTGCTGGAAGTCATCGACTCCCGCCGCACGATCGCGTACCGCAAGGAAGCGTCGTTCTATCGCGTCCTGTCTGCCGATGCGTTCCGTGCCGAAGGCTTGAACATTCATGGACTGCTGTTCGATGAGCTTCACGCCCAAAAAGATCGTCGCCTGTGGGATGCCCTTCGCTACGGCGGCGCGGCTCGCGAGCAGCCGCTGCTCTGCTCGATCACGACGGCAGGCTACGACCGCAAGGGCATCTGTTACGAGCAGTACCAGTACGCGAAGGCGGTCGCGGCGAACTGGAAGCACGACCCGACGTTCTTCTCCTGCATCTACGAAATGGAGCAGGACGCCGATTGGAAAGACCCCGACGTGTGGCCCCAGGCGAACCCGTCGTGGGGCGTGACGATCAAGCCGGGTGACTTCGCCCTCGACGCGAAAGAGGCCGAGCAGTCGCCGACGAAGCTCAACTCTTTTTTGCGATACCGGCTCAACACGTGGACTTCCTCCGACGTTCGCTGGCTGTCGCCGGAAACGTGGCAGCAAGGCTCACTGCCACTCCGCGACTTCGGCGACCGGCCCGTGTACGCGGGCCTCGACCTTGCCACGACCTACGACCTTTCGGCCCTCGTGCTGGTCTGCCCAGACCCGGAGGACGGGAGCATCGACGCGCTGCCGTTCTTCTGGATTCCCGAGACGAACGCGGTCGAACGGACGAACCGCGACAAGGTTGACTACCTGGGCTGGATTCGCGACGGGCACATTCATGCCACCGATGGCAACGTCACAGACTACACCGTGCTACACCGCGACATCGGCGAGCTTTGCAGCCAGTACGGCGTGCGGCAGTTGGCGGTGGACTTGAAGTTCAACGGGCAGATGCTCGCCAATATGCTGCAAGGGGACGGGGTGGAGGTGCGAGGATTTCCGCAGGGCGGTCGCGCCATGAGCGCGCCTGCCAAGGCTCTGGAGAACTTGATCAGCAACGGAAAAATCCGCCACGCAGGTCACCCCGTACTGTCGTGGTGTGCTGGCAACGTCGCTGTTCACGAGGATCGCTACGGCAACATCTTCCCGAGCAAGGCCAAGTCAACGGAGCGAATCGACGGCATCGTGGCCTTGTGCCAAGCCATCGGGGCATGGACGAGCAGCGAGCAGCAGCCAGCGAACACGCCTGACATCTTCTTCCTATGATTGCCGACACCCGCATCCTCTGGCTTCCTGGCGAGTCCCGCATGTGGGACGATGACGAGCCATCAAGCCGGTCGAACGCTGGCGTGCGGATTGACGAGAGCAACGCTCACCAAGTCGCGGCGGTGTTCGCCTGTCTGCGGGTGATCGCGGAGACGGTGGCGGGTTTGCCGCTGCATGTGCTGGAGCGGACTGCGGGGGGCGGGAAGCGGATCGCCCGCGAACTACCGCTCTACAAGCAACTCCACTCGCAGCCGAACGGATGGCAGACCAGCTTCGAGTGGCGCGAGCAGTCGGTGTTTCACGTTGGCCTGTGGGGTGACGCCTTTGACGAACTGAAGGCGGGGCAGATCGTGCCGTTGCACCCGAGCCGGATGAAGGTGGAGCGGATCGAGAACGGCAAACTGCGGTACAAGTATCGCGAGGACAAAGGCACCGAGACCGTCTACGCCGATGACGCGATCCTCCAGATTCGCGGCCCGTCCGATGACGGCGTGAACGGAATGTCGATCGTCAAGGAGTGCAAGGACGCCATCGCTCTGGCTCGGGCCTGCGAGTTGCACGGGGCGCGGTTCTTCGCTGCCGGTGCCCGCCCTGGGTTCATCCTCTCGACCGATGGGCAGTTGAACGCGGAGGCCCGCGAGTCGCTGCGGTCGCAGTGGGATCGGCGGCATGGCGGCGTCGCCAACTCGCACAATACGGCGGTCCTGACCGGCGGGCTCAAGCCGTTCGAGATTCCGCAGAGCAGCAACACCGACAGCCAGTTCATCGAGCTGCGCCGCTACCAGCTTGAGGAGATCGCTCGG